CCTCCTGCAGATCAGTGAGAAAGGCCGACGCCTGTTCGACACTCATGTCGGTTTTCAGGGCGGCAGACAAAGCCGCCTTAGGACGAGCTTTGGCCTGATCCGAACCGAGAATGGCGTTAATCCGTTCCCGCTCGGCTTTTACACCATCGGCAACACCTTGAGTGTGGCCTTCAGTGCGTGCGTTATCGACGGCCGCTTGATCGACCGCCGCATTGTTGTCCGTAAGTTTGGACATCTGGTCATCTCCTTTTTGCTGTGAGACTTCGGCCGCAAAGTCGGCCACGGCGTCGTCAAACGAGCCGATTGAATCAGCCATGCCGTTCGACAGGGCTTCCTTCGCCGTGAATGTCAGGGCCTTCGTCTCTCGAACGACCTGTTCATCCACGTCTCGATTTCGTGCCACTGTTGACACGAATTCGTCGTATAGCGCCTCAATGCGCGCTTGAATTCTCTTTTTCACGTCACCGGAAAGAGGTTCGTCCGGATTGCCATCCGTTTTGTGTCCACCTTTTGGCGCGGAAATGTATGTGATGCCGATACCGAAATTTTCATTCCATTTCGACCAATCGACATGCATTGTAACAACACCAACCGACCCGACACCCCCTGTGCGGGTGACTGTGATTCCGTTTTGTGCAACAGAGGCAATCGCATAGGCTGCGGAATAAGCGTGATCGGAAGCAAAGGCCTGAACCGGTTTTGCACTGCGGATCTCGAACATTTTATCCACGAGGTCGAAACAACCCGATACCATTCCACCCGGACTGTCGATAACCAGTGCGATCCCCCGGACATCTGCATCCTCGATACCGCGCTTGAAAGCTTTCCAAATGTAGTCGTACCCGGTTGCGAAACGTGCAGTGAAACCAAAGTCCTTCAGCAGCGTCCCCTTAACCGGGATTTGAAGGACTCCGTCCTTCACGGCATAAGGACGGTAGCGCTCCATGTAGGAGCCACTTTCATACCAAAAATCATCTTCAAGCTTTGATTCATTCTGAACGGCTTTGATCTGGACCAATTCAGCCGCAGCCTCTTGCAGGCACGCCGCAAAATAAGCTCTCCGCTCTGGCGCGATGAGTACCGGTTGCTGATCAATTTCTGCCAACAGATTGGGTTTAACGCTCATCTGAAACTCCTCGATCATTCGGGGTGGCCGTGAGTGCATTCTCCATGTTGGAGGAGTCTTCCACCAGAGATGGCAATCCAAGCTCTTCACGCATCCGCTTTTCCCGCTGCATCTGGCGATTCACTTCGCGCCAATCTCCGCCATGGGCACGGGCGACCTCGTATTCCTGGGTGCTCAAACCACTTTTCATGCGAAGAATTGCAGCTTGAGTTTCTTTCAGCTCATCGACTTGTCCCTGTGCCGCACCGATCCACTGACAGTGGGAATAAGCTTCGGCGTTCAGGCCTTCGTACCAATTTGGAATGTTGGGGCGCTTCAGAACTTCGATCTGATTCTTGCTGATCGCCTCTTCAAGCCACAAACGATAGATAAAATTGGCCATTGTATCTGCGGCCATTTTCTTCTGCGCATTCATGAACTTGCGGGTTTCGTTCATCGCTCCGCGATAACCGGAATAGTTAGTATTGCTGAAGTCTTTTGAGAGCTGCTCGTAGGAAACTCCAAGTGCTGCTGACATATAGCGCAAAACCGATCGCTCGAAGTCCGTCCCGATAGGTCCACCTCTGCCTGCAGGACGCAATTGAAGCTTTGTTCCTGGGAACAAATGTGGAATTTTCGTGCCGCCAATTGACAGATTTTTTGCACCACCAGAGAATTCCCTGATGGCGCTGAGCCAGGGCTCTACGACACCTTCAATCGCATCTTCCCCACCTAAGGCAGCGAATGCCTGTTGGGGCAATTCAGACTCAATTGATGCGGCGTATGTGGCGTTCACAATCGCATTTTCGAGAACCATGTCACGGAACTTTCGTCCCATGCGCGTCTCTTTCAGCATCTGAACGGTATAGGGTGTGCCGCGGGTTTGCTCCGGACGCCGTTGCTCGAATTTGTGCAACACCATAAGCCTGCCCCATGGCTTGCGGATTGGGACACGGCGCCACTTGTAGGCATCAACGTCGATCGGGTGGCGAATATCGCCAGGGTTATAATTGCGAATATAGTAAGCAAGAGGCGCACCCCGGCGGTCGATTTCGACGCCTGCCCGCACCCGGTCTTGAACGAACTGGCGATCAAATGGATCGCTAAGGCGGGCAGTATCAATCACTTGAACGGCTGTTCTGAACGGGCGTCCATCGGCCGGCATCCATTCTGCAGTCGAAAGAATCTCTCCACCTGCCAAATACACACCTACTGCGAGTCGCACCAGTTCCGTAAATGTTGATTTACGCGAAGCGTCAGCCCAATAATGGGAACTTTCGGCCCACAACATGAACTTCTCTTCAACTTCTTCCTGAAATTCAAAATCCCACACCTCGTCAATACTACCGAACAAAATCTTGGACTTCGGCTTGGCATTCAACAGGTATTGGCCCCCAACGATATTATCGCGATGGATACGATCACCACCACTGACATAGGCATCGTTGCGAAAAAGATCACGGCTTCGCGCACCGAGTATATCCAATTCGGGAATAATATCAGCATCAGCCGATTGCATGGACGGCATCCAGCGGGCCAATTCCTGACTCTGACGGCTCGCCCCCTCATACGCATCCCCCGCAATCATTAGCGGGTCGCCCACAGGAGCCGCAACCGTGGGCGACCCTTCCCGGCCAACGCTGGACGGGGACAGTTCGCCCGGCGCCGGACCAAGCAGTTCCTCGAGAGACATGTGCGCGAACGTCATCAGAACCAAACCCGCATCGGCTTGACCGGCACATTCATTCCCTGAAGCACTGCGATTTTTCTCTCGATTTCAGAAATATAGGCCGCGAGCGAACCTCTGTTCGCCTGATTGTAGCGAACTCGTTCTCCGTTGGAGTCTTCAAACTCTACAACGGACTCACCAAGCATGAGTTTTTCATAAGCCCCTTGAGCTTTCTCAAGTTTTGTATTCAACGACGAAAGAGTTTCGGTCATATGTATGGGACGCTTTATGATCTGTTGACTCACGCTTCATATACCACATTTATAGTGACTGTCTACCCTATAGTAATTCTTTATAGTTTCACTATATAAGTGATTTATCAAGCAAGATTTTCGCCAAGCGACCTCAACGAACTCGTTCTCTTTTTCTTGCCAACAAATTTGGCTGTCTCCCTCTTGGTCGAATCAAAAACAAAATCATTTCTGGTCCATGGTTTTGCCCAGGCCGGAGGACTTTCCCAATCAACTTCGAACATGCGAAGAGTGGGCCAAGGGCCACTATCGCGTCCTTTCTGGACCGCTGCAAGAAAATAACAAAGCAGATCCCATGATTCATTACGCCGCTTGCGTGGGTTTTCCCACTTCCCGTCATCTGAACGAACCTCCGCACAGAGCTGGGTATAAAACCAATCAGGTATCCAATCAGGCCACCGAATCATCCCTCCAGGCTCCGTCCTGCCAAGGAGATTCGAGAGTTGATCTTTGAGTTTGTTGGAATTCAAAAAGAGCATTGGTACGTCACCACGAGCTCCGGAATTGCGATCCTTTCGAACTGTTTCGCCCGGATAATCAAACTTCACCATCGGCGCCTGCCGATTTGGCGTGCCCTTCACGAGAGCGAATCGGCGATGGTGGCCTTCTTCCGATTTCCGCAATCGCCGCCAGAATTCCAAGGCTTGAGGGGCAACACCCGTTTGACCCTGAGAGTCAGATACCGTCAGCATGATCGACATTTTACGGCCGGAACCATCTCCGAGCGGATAGCTGCGCTCGATAACGTCTTCAATCAACTGATCCCAATCCTCCGAATAAGAACCGGGTTCGATCGGTAGCGGGTCTCCATCCTTGTCGAACCGGGTTTTGGACTTGCGAATTTTGAAGCCATCTATGACAACAATGTCACCTCCAACCGCTATACCGTGAACCTGAACAACGAAAGAGCGTGCCTGCACATCAACGCAAGCGATAAGCGCCCTGACATCTTCAGGGACCGTCGGCACTTCTTCTGTTGCTCCCCAATTTTCAGCACGATCTTTGAGCTCTTCCGGCACACGATCCGACACTCTTGCTCGTGAGACGTATGGAAGTCCAAGATCAAGGTTGAAAACCGTCTTCAACGGCCCCTCTTCACCCGTTTCATTAAGGTGTCTCTCCGCCTGGATATAGCGGAGGACCAGCTCTTTCCAGGATGCGAAAAAGGCAGGAGGAGATTTCATCCAGAAGGAAGCGATGTCCGAACGGATCGGCTTCCTGCCATTCAGGACGACAATTTTCTTCTCCTCGGGTATCCACACCATGTTGTCACGGACCCAGGTGCCGCCGAGATTCAGCTCATCGCGCATACTCTGCGTTATCCAGAAACCGCAGTGGGGACACACGAGCACAACTTGCTCGGCGGATTCCATAGGGTCTTCCGACTGAGGATAACTGAACAACGGCCAATCAGGCTCAAACGCACCGTGACATTGAGGACATTCCCAATAGAATCTGCGCCTGTCGCCCTGATTATAGATCGAAATAATGCCGGTTTTGATAGGTGGGGCTTGGTGTGGTGTTTCTGGAATAAATTTCGGATCTTCAACATCTACACCCGGAGAACTCTCCACGCCAACCATTCCGAACCGGCCATAAGTCTGCGTGCGCTTCCTCGCAAGAGGGAAGGCCGGGCCTTCACCTCCTACGTTTTTGTAGCCATCACCACGATCATAGTCGAACAACCAGATTCTCTGAGTCGTGTTTCCTGAAAGCTCGGTGATCGAGGGCCATTTGATGAGAAGGCGCATTCCATTTTTAAAATACTTGTCGTGAACATTGTCGTCCTGATTTGATCGAAGAGCGTTTTTAAGCGCTGGTTCACGTTCAAACATGCGCTTGATATCGCCTTTCGACAGGTCTTTTGCACTGTCCTGAGTCATATTGAATACGCGCATGTCTGTCGGATCGCACATGACGGTTTTACAGATCCACCCCATCGCCATAGCGGATTTTCCGGTTCGAGCCGGTCCCACGAAACACATGGCCCGGTATTCAAGGCTGTCGAGCACCTCCATGGGTTCCCGTAAATATGGTGTAGAATCAATACAATAGCGGCCTTTTCGTGATCCGATGCCGCTCAAATGCCAGTATTTCTCTGCCGCTTGCCAAGCATTGAGGCGCTCTGGCGGCCGCAAAGAATCTACCGAAGATACAAGCAAGCGCTCAAGAGTCGTCATTTTCGCTCTCGAACTTGTCTCTGACATTTTTCGTCTTGTAATTCTTCGGCATCTCAATCATTCGATGGTGAATTTCGTCGATCAAGGTTCGGCACTGATCCTGAAAAAAACCATATTGTTCGGTCAACATCTCTTCCGCCCCCGGCATTCGTTCGACCCATAAAGTAATTGCTACTTTCATTTCCATGAAAGCACGGCCCAACACTTCTAGCACGTCTTCACTGTGCCAGAGCTCCCCCGCCTCCAATTGCCAGCGTTGTTTTTCCCTCTGACCGGACCAAAAGGCTTTCTGCAAATCTGGTGGGAACTGCTTTTGATTTTTGATCCAATCATGAAGCTCGACTCTTGGCTCAACAAGATATTGACAAGCCGTTCGGAAGTCGTAGCGATTGACCGGCTGACCTTTGTGAGTCTGGATTTCTGCGACCGGGCAATTTTTTAACCTGGCTTGAATCGTGTTCGCGTGCGCCCCAAAGACCCTGCTAAGAAACTGAACACTTACCGGCTTCATAAAAGAGGCTGCGTTCACAGCCTCAGCCTGAATTGTATGTTCCTTCAACCGCGCTTCGATGTCCTCGCCGCTCAAAGGCTTTTTCAGTTTTGCTACCGGTTCCCGTGGTCCCAGCAACTCTTCAAGATCGTCAATCATATCGTTACTCAAATTCTGCAACCAACACCCCTTATAAATCACATATTGATTGACATGCAATTTATTATGTGATTTTGTGCGTCCGTGGTTTCCTTCTGAACCCCCACATCCACCATGACAAACTCCAGCCCCGCTTCGGCGGGGCTTTTTATTGACATCTCATATGTGGCGAACATAAGCATATTTCCACTGGTCGGTTTGCCTTTTGTCGTGCCAGACAAATAATATCGCACTGAACCATAAAAAGGGCTGATATAGATAGCCTGCCTCCTATAAAATATATGATTCCAATCGAGCTCTTACCGCATTTGTCACTGAATCCTGAGTCGCTTCGTTTTCCAACAGGCGGGCAAAAAGATCCTCATCGACCGT